CCCGCCCGCCGCCAGGCCCGGCAGGCCCTGCACAGCCCCGGCCTGCCCGCCGCCCGCCAGGCCGGCGGCCTGCGCCTGCTCGGCCTGCGCGCGCTGGCGCAAAAGCTCGCTCACCTCGCCCGCGTGGGGGTAATCCAGCTTTGCCATCAGCGTCCAGTACAGCAGCATCGTCTGCGTCTGCCCCACCGGGCCAAAGGCCCCGCTTTGCAGCTTCATGTCCATCTGCTCCCACAGCACGCTGCGGTTGGAAGAAAGCGTGGCGCTGGGGTCTACGCTGAAGATGAACTCGTCGTCCCAGTAAAACTCGCCCGCGGCGTCGCGGCGCAAAAAATCCCACCGGTCAAAATGGGCAAAGGCCTCGCTGCCGTCCTGCGTTTTCACCGAATAGGGAATGGGCTCGTCTGCATACGCCAGCAGAAAGCGGAACATCAGCTCGTACAGCCGCGCAAAGGCGCTGTTTTTCTGTTCTCGCTTGGAAAGCAGGCGCCCGGCGCTTTGGTTTGCCGAAAACTGCTTGGCGCTGCCCGATGTGGCCGACGAATCGTATTTGCCCTGAAACGCGTCCGTAATGCCCAGCGTGCTTTTGGCATAGTCGTAGCTGTCCACCAGCATCACGCGGTCTTTGGTGATGTCCGGCTGCACGTTCAACACGCTTACCAGCTCGCGCTGGGCGGGGTTTTTGATGCGCAGTATCTTGAATTCTTTGTCTGTCGTCTCAATGTCCAGCCCCTCGGGCAGCGTCACAAAGCTGCCGCCCTTCAGCACCTTTTCCTCCATTTTCGAGCCGCATTTTTTAATCACCTCCTGCTGGTCGCGTATCACGTCCACGTCGCTGCCGCCCAAAAACGAGGCATATTTGCTTACGTTGCGCCGCAGCACCAGCGGGTAGCGGTTTGGCTTATAGCGCGCCACCTTCACCGGCGCGGCCACGCTTTGCACAAGGGGCTGGCCCGTGGCCTCGTCCAGCATGGGCATGCCGTCCGCGCCCAGCACGGCGCGCTGCTCTTCGCGGGCAAAGGGCTGCACCTGCCCGCCGCCCGGCAGCGTCAGGGCGCGCGGCACCTCCAGCTCGTCCTGCGCCTCGTCGCGCCATTTTTTCGCGCCGCACACGCCGCACACCTCGCCCGCCTTGGGCGCGCCGCACACGGCGCACACCTTCAGGTGCAGGGCCTGGTAATCCTCATAATCGGCCAGCACCTTGTCCTCCACCCAGCTGAACAGGCCAATGCCGCCCGCCTTGTTGCGAAAATAGGCAATGTTCTGCGTCACCAGCTCTTCCTGCGGGGCGGCGCCCTCGCCGCGTATCTCCGGCTGGGCCTCGCCCTCGGCGGCCACGTCCACGCCGTATTTGCGGCGGATGGCCTGCTTTGTCTGGCACGCCTGCACAAAGATGTAGTCCATCTGCTCAATTTCATACACCCCCGGCTGCGGTATCACCTGCCTGGGGTGGCGGTCTGTCACGGCCACGTCGCCCAGCGCGCAGTGGCAGCCCGCCTCGTTGTCCCAA